AGTGTTAAAGATAAACATGCCAGGCTTTTCTCGCGGGATAGGAACCATAATCGGTTTCCCATTCGCGTCCTCAAGCCCTGTTTCCCTATACTGTGGTAATGCGTCTTTGAGGTATTGGCGGATTTGCTTCCAACCAGCAGTCCGCGAACCCTTTGCCTTATCGCTGCGGAGCCATTGGATACCTTTGTACCGCTTCCCGTCAATCTTGACGGTCTTAGCCATATCCGCAGCAATAGAATTACCGTTTTCAACGTCCCAAATAGAATTATCCGCTGGACCTGGTTGAACCCGGTTGTGGATGCCCATCTTCAGTTCGCGCTCAATAATACCAGCCGCAATATCAGTGGATAGCATCCGCAGGCCTTGGTTAGACTTACCTGTCCAACCATACCATTCGTCAATTCGGAACAAATCACCCTTAACGGTACTCATCCATTTACCGTTAGACAGCTTAACATCGGATCCATCAGACTCCGCCCACCAGCCAACCGAGAACGGACGTGATTCTCCATGGTCATAAGAACGATCAATGCGCCAATTAGCTGGGATATCGAACTGTTGAATGATATGTTTGTCTTTATCCCAAACATCGTCAAACATACCACCCGCAATAATATCCCAATCGCCATAAAGCCAAGCTCGACGTTTATTTGGGTCAGCGATTGATTCCAGCTCCGCAACATATTCCGGGGACAGATATTTGTTTTCCCGGTATGAACCAAACAAGTGTGTTTGAGTTTTGACCACATCTTCACGCTGTTGGGTTCGCGGGTTAAACACATTCACAACCTTCTTGACGATCTGCCCGGGCTTACCTGCTGAAATAAAACGCTTCTTAACCCAATTGTGACCAGCACCATAAGGGTTTGTTGTCACAAACACTTCGAGCGGAATTTCACGCAAGAAATACGGTTCTGTCTCTTCACCTCGAAATTGCGGATGCTCACTTGGAAGGAACGACGAGCGGTTACAAGACATCATTGACTCAAACAATGAGTCCGATGGGTACTTTGTCAGTTCGTTCCAGCCAATAAAAGGGAATTCTTGACCGTGATATCCCCAATAGTCTGTATCTTTCTTGATAGCACGGAAAAGCAATTCTTCGCCTGTAGGCCAAACCCAACGATAATCCGCTTTGCTTGACATGAAGCGAGCGCCGTCCTTAAACTCAGGAAACCAGCGCATAGACTTAGACACCAAGTCGTCCAAGTTCTTATATTCACGGTCAAAAATAATTCCGCGCCAATACCGACCATAACCCTGCCCAACGTTGCGACGAAATCGCATCAATTGAGCATCGGTCTTGCCAGGGCCACGAGTTCCGTGGAAAACAACGATGTTTGCAGGACAAGTTAAAGCAAGCGTCTGGGAACCTGCGAGCGGCTCCCAGACAACTTTTGTCCCATCATGCAGAATCCTCATTTTTCAGCATCAGCGGTGAGCTTTTCTTGGGTTTTCATTGCCTGTGCTTCCCAATCATCGATTGCAGCAATTCCAGGAACAGCCATTACGCCACCCTTGTGATTGATGGTTTGTTCAACCTTCGTAGGCTGATCCATGCCGTGGAGAGAAGCCAGTTTGGACAGAGCTGCAATACGAGCGCCGTGACTAGCACCCGGCCCACGATAGTTCGCTTCCCGAAAAAGCGAAGCGATAATCTGCTTTTGCTTGAGGGCTTTGTCTTGCTTGTCTTCTTGCTCAGGAACTTCATGGGACATCTCTATGATACGTTTCCGCACATAGGTTTCACCCATGAATTGCGAAGCGTACTGTGTTGCAAACTGTTCTTGAAAGCCGACACGGATTGCAGCCGCATACGCATCGTGATCGAGCAAAAACTCTTTGACGAAGGCATCGCGAAGTTCCTTTTCCTGATTTGTCAGGTCAGGGGAAACCTCGGCTCCGTACCTGCTTTTCCAGAAAATTCCTTCGGACATTTGGATCACCTTTGTTTTACCATGACCGGAGTATAAAAGACAAAGGCCAAATTTACAAGTCGTAAGTAAAGACACTGGTAATCATACCCATGCCCCATGCACATACCGCAAGGGTTTAAAGCAAACAGGGGCGCTAATAACTAGCTTGCCCCTGTTAATTTGTAGCGTAAAAGATCATTGCAATTTAATCTTTTGTCAAACCTCCGTCCTTCTGCATTAACTTAATACACTGTACCTGAATCCCAACAGCATCAATGCAAATGTCTGTTAAAGCATGAATTTGCATGCGGATATTTTCAAGAACACTTTGCTCCGCACAGTCAATCAAAGCAGCCTGATATTGAAGGTAAAGGGCTTGCATTTTCAATTCCGCGGAAATTATGTTATCGGTTTCCTTAGCTAGAATTTCTTTTGGTGTTGGGGTCATTTTGACACCGTTATTTCAACAACACCGTTGATTTGTTCAGTAAGGAACTGCTTCCCATTACGAGCCTTTTGAAACATTCCCAATTTGTTCGTCTTGTAGCGCAGAACTAGACCTTTGTCCGAATCCGCAACAATGCAATGTTTCTGAACAATACCGTCTAACTTGACGGTAAATATTTTAGGATCCGTTACAAAATCCGGATCACTTTGATGTTGTTTAACCCACCAACGTTTGAACGATTCAAGTTGCTCAATTCGTTCCTTTGTGAAGTTAAATACAGAGCTCATTTCTGTTTGTCCAAAATAGGACGCAGTTTGAGAATAATATCAGGGCTTGCAGAAATAATCACAATATCCCGTTCCGCAGTCTTTTCAACTGTCACAAACATATTGCTCATCATGTCATTGACCATTTTTTCAATAGGCCCGGGCTTTTCCGAGGAAATGATCAACGTGTTTTTGGAAGCATCCATGGATTCAAGCTTCCGGAAGCCTTCCCATTCACTAACAACCTTGAACATGCCCAGTTCAATGCCTTCAACAGCAATGGACATGCAAGTTACTTCTGTCACTTTAGCTGCAATTGTCATCTTAACCTCCTATGTTTGAAAACGATCAACTTTCTTCATTTTTACTGAAGGGTTTGGGATTGTCATTGCGTAATCCATGCAGACAACCCGCCCATCCAATAAACCAAAATTTGACAACTTAATATCCGTCAAAAATGACGGAAAGCTATCCGGGAATTGCGACCAGTCATCTAAAGGTTTGCATTTCCGTTGCAACAAAATTCGCCCATCTGGTGACATATACTCACAAGGGGCGAGCCAATCAGCAACCTTTTTGTAATGCTGGTGATCGTCCCAAAACTTCATCTCCATCACATTGGCAAAATAACGGTAATTAACCTCGTACTCAACCTTCACAACCAGTTCCGGACGCAATAAACATTCATACACGTCCCGGTGAATACCAGAACCAAGTTTATCGCCGCAAAGCAGATTGAAACAGTTATTGTAAATATCGAACTTAGCTATTGTCATTTGGAACCCTTAGCATTACCGTATCCAGAAGAACTGGTGTCAAATTTGTATGCTCTGCGCAAACATTGATGTAACGAGGATCGTCAATGGTTGCAGAGTGCATATGACCGTGAATATTTGCCTTAAACCTGTAAAACTGGTACGGATGGTGTTATGGTGACGCTAACAGTATATTGATGGTCATACCCCGCTGTTAGCCGGGAGTCTTGGTTTATGTATCGCAATAATGCTTTGGGGCTTCGCGCTACATATTCCAAGCTGACGAACGAACCTGTGAATGGGTTACGTTGAGAGCCATTGTAATGGTGGAAATGTAGATTGGCAAGTGTTCTGTTTTAGTTGGATGGAGTGGGATGGATTTGGGACGGGTTATGTATTTACAATCGGAAAGTCTTTGTAGGATAGTACCCCAACTATTTTTGAGAAAGTGATTCCTGTATAAAAATGAGGGGTACTAATTTATAAACAGATTAGTAGGAATTAGTATTAGCAAATCTAGTAGATAAGTAGATGCAGACTTCAAAGGATACGTAAGGATATCGAAAATTGAGGTGGCGCCCCATATTGGTGCCTACTACAAGGGGGGATATGGGGTAGGTCTGCTTTTTGCTTGTGCTGGCGCTTTGTTGCCTGGTCTGCTTTTTGCTTGTGCATGTGCCTATTATTTAGGCGTTGTA